CTAAAATGAAAGCAAATCACAACCTCTCTCATGCAAAGCGTCTTGCAGTGTAGTTGTTTCTAATGGTTCAAAGATACTAAAATGAAAGCAAATCACAACAGGTTCACGATTTCTAATAACCATTCGTAAGTTGTTTCTAATGGTTCAAAGATACTAAAATGAAAGCAAATCACAACAGAGGCTGCTAGATGTTGGAATAGATGTAGTTGTTTCTAATGGTTCAAAGATAGTGAAATGAAAGCAAATCACAACACAAGAAGACGGGAGCTCTTGGAGTGATAGTTGTTTCCCGTTGTTTAAAGATACTAAAAGTTTTTCTATATTTAAATACACTGCTGGGCACTTAGTCCCAGCAGTGCAGTTATCTCATTTGTTGTCATGTTCCAAAAGTGTAACACAAGTTCGTGGGACAAGATCTCAAGTATTTTAGTTGGGACCTTAGTAGTTGTAGTTTTGTCTGTGGTAAAAGAAATCTTCCTTGATGATAAAGCGGATTGGATGGATGTAGTTGCCTCTGTTGCCGGATGCATAACAATTTTTGCAGCGGTTGTACTTGGATTATGGTTTAATTCATTGTCATAGCCTAAAATTCATTCTGACGATATTCATCAGTTTGAAACATTTTATCATTTGTTTGTTTTTAGCTTGTTCCCTTCTCTGTAAAAGGAAGGTAAATGAGTAGATTTGTGCGTAAATTATGAGCAGCGCCCATGAGCGTGTTCCATTGCAGGGATACGCTTGTGGGCGTTTTTTTGTTTAATTTAAAATCATAGTAAAATGAAAAGATTCGTATTCATGTGTGTCGCACTGTTGATGTGTGTAGTGAGTGTTTTCGCAGAGACTTCCGCTAATGTGGAAACTTCTGGCCCGGATTTTTTGACCGGATTTGCCAGTTTCACCGGACTTGTGACCGTAGTGGTGCCTTCCGTAGTAGGCTTTATTGCCTCAAAGTTGCAGAACCCAATGAACAAGTGGGTTTCAATGTGGGTGACGGCTGCTGTCGGCGTAGTTGTTACCTTTTTCAGTTGGTGGATGAATCTCGGCTTTCCGCCTTCGGATGCGAGCATTTGGGTAGTGGTGATTGATGCGTTATTCGTAGCCCTGGCATCGACTGGAATTGTATCAGTGGCAACAAGCGAATGGCTGGCCAAGTTGTTCGATAATAAGGCTAAGGAGTGATGCAGAACCTGATTACCATCATAGCCCCGCAGCTTCTTGTTGCCGGGGCTTACTCCTTTGTTGGTGAGATAAGAAGCGTTGTCTTTGAGCTTCGCTGGATGCTTGTCTTCATTGTAGCCATGATTATAGCAGATTTTGTCCTGGGTATCATTGACAGCGTGGTCAAGCGAGGAGAGGATTTCCGGTTTAGCAGGGCTGGCCGCCGGACGATGTGCAAGTTCATCGAATATAATTCGTATCTGGTGCTGGGATTCGGTTTTGGTGTTGCTATCCTCCAGCCTGTAGGTATTTGTTCCTATACGGTATCGTCAATGTGCGGACTGGGAATAGCTATTGTATTTGAATTTGACTCAATCATGGAACATGTGTGTGAAATTCATGGAATCAAGAATAAGGTTTCCATTAAGCGGCTGCTGGTCGGTTACATTAAGAAGAAGTATGCGGCAGCAGGAGAAATCATTGAAGAAGTAACTAAAGAAGAGAAGAAATGAATAAGATAGATGCTATTATAGTCCATTGCTCGGCCACGAAAGCCGGGCTGGACATCGGAAAAAAAGAGATTAATCAGATGCACGTATCCCGTGGCTTTCAGTGTATTGGGTACAACTACGTTATCCGGCTGGATGGTACGGTAGAAGTTGGTCGTTCGCTCACTATTGACGGGGCGCACTGTAATAGCAAGGGATTCTCAGGTGTGTCGTACAACAAACATTCAATCGGTATCTGCTATGTGGGTGGACTGGATGCAAACGGAAAGGCAGCCGATACCAGAACGACGGAACAGAAGAAGGCGCTGGCAAAGCTGATTAAGGAACTCTGTATGAAGTACCAGATTGTGGAAGTGTTGGGTCATCGTGACACATCTACTGACTTAGACGGGGATGGAATCGTAGAGTCAAACGAATGGACCAAAATGTGTCCATGTTTCGATGTTAGAAGTGAATATCCATTCATTCCGGAAATAATCGTGAAACCATGATAGAATTGAACAGCATATACAATGAAGATTGTTTGGAAGGAATGAAACGTATTCCTGATAATTCGGTAGATTGCATTCTAACAGATCCGCCATACCTTTATCTTAAAAATCAGAAGTTAGACAGACCGTTTGATGAACTGGTTTTCTTTTCTGAATGTAAAAGAGTATTGAAGAAAAACAGTTTTATCGTTTTGTTTGGGAGGGGAACTTCTTTCTATCGTTGGAATTGTATTCTTGCTGATATGGGATTTACTTTCAAAGAGGAAATAGTTTGGGATAAAATTAATACAACATCCCCACTTCTTTCATTGAGCCGTAAGCATGAGACTATATCAATTCATTCATTAGGGATTGGCGCTATTTTACGTTCAAAAATACCTTATAATGAAATTAGAATAAATGATGATTCTAAAATGATTGGTGACGCAAAAAGAATTGTCAGTTACATAAGAAATAATGATATAGATACGCTAAAGAAAGAAATAGATGATGGATTGTTGTACAATAAAAAGAGAACCCACAAAACCCACGTAAGCACACAGACTGGATTTAATTCGTCAAACCCTGCTATTTCTTGTATAGATGCTATAAAAAATGGTTGTAACGAAAGAGATATTATATCAGTTCTAAGAGACCATTACTCTGCAATTCATCCAACACAAAAGCCCGTGCGTTTGCTGGAAAGATTGTTAGCATTAGTTAGTAAAGAAGGAGATTCTATATTAGACCCTTTTAGCGGTTCGGCAAGTACAGCTATTGCTTGTATAAACACAAAACGCAATTACATAGGTTTTGAGATAGACAAAGAATATTACGATCTATCGATTAAACGAATAAATGAGCATCAATTAACGATATGAAATTATACAACTACATAAAAAATAAGGTGAGCCGGTGCATTACGCTGGCTCCTTTCATGTGTATCATATTGCTGGCGTCAGCAATATGGTCTTGCCGTAGCATTAAGTATGTCCCGGTTGAGTCCATCCAATACGATTCGGTCTATCTTAACAAAGTAGTCAAAGATAGTATCTATATCAAGGATTCAGTATTGTTGGTAAAAGGTGATACGATTATCGAGTATAGATACAAGTATATCTACCAATACAAGGACAAAACAGACACGCTTTATGTAACTAAGACTGATTCCGTACAGGTACCTTATCCTGTAGAGAAGCAGCTTACCTGGTGGCAACAGTTCCAGATAGATGTAGGTGGATTGGCGATAGGTATTGCTATAATATCGGCAATTATAGTGATTATGGTTGTTGTACGTAAAATGAAGAAATAATATCTTTGCAGTGTAGAGAAGTTTGCTTTCATTGCAAGCCGAAGCCCCGACCAGATTAATATCCGGAAGGGGATTTTCCATTACCCTCTCATCATCATAATATCAGAACGTAGTTCGATATATTCTTTATACTTTTCCGGGTTGTCCACGTAATCAATCACGCGAGATATGGCCATATCCGCCTGTTTCTGTCGGACTTTCGTATAGTATCGGATAACCCCCTTTGATTTGTCCGAGTGGCCCAGACAGTAGTCTATTATACCGTCAGGAATACCTATTTCAGAGGCATACTGCGCGAAAGACTTGCGGGCTGAATAGTAGACCACTTTTTCGGTTATTCCTAGATTCTTGGACAGCGTAGTAAGAGAACGGGTAATGTATCGTGAAAAATTTGGATAAGAGAACTTATACCCGAAGTCTAGTCTTCCAGTATTTCTATTCATCCATCGGTCTATTATCACCTTGGCCGGTTCCGGGATAGAGAAACTTATTGTCCTGGTACCAACAACCGTGTTTCTTGTCTTTACCCGGACATATTCAAGTGTATCCGTTCCTTTGAAATTCACCTGTAACAAATCTATCAGGTTTATTCCTCCAAGATAGAAAGACAGGCAGAACAGGTCGTGCGCCACCCGAAGTTTCCTCTCATCCGGATGGGCCAACCGTATTTTATTGAACGTTTCAATGGATAAATCCACTTCACGCACCTTTGATGCTGAGATGGAATAATTCAGGAAAGGATGTACATCGTACTTCACCAGTTGTCTTTTTATTCCCCTATTGATAATCGTCCTAGTACGCGACATCATCATTCCAAGAGTTGTATCCCCCACTCCTTTCTTTACCTTCAGGAACCTAGAGTACCCTTCTATCAGAACAGGTGTAATGTCTGAAAGGAGAATGTCACCCTTAGTGAACTCAGTAAAATACCGATTATTTCTTTCCAACAGGGAAGCATAACTTTTTCTCCCCTCTTCTTCGAGTTCAGATATGTATTTTCTGCATACATCCTGAAAAGTGGATGATTCCTTCGCAACAGCTGAATTCATAAGTATGTCTTTAAGCTGCCTGCAGGTATAAAGATTCTGATTACTTATTCTGTCCAGCCGCTCCTGATACTCATTCATCATCAAACGAAGTTTCGTGTTTATAAATGCCGCGTCAGGACGTTTAACGACCTGACCGTTCTTGAACTGATTTTCCTCTACGATAAAACGGGTAATAATGTAGCAGGTTTCATGTTTATGACGGACAGCAATTCTAATCTTATGACTTCCGTCCTTTAAAACCTTTGCTTTGAAAAGTGTAAGTGATAATGTTGCCAT